AAGGAGGCCGTGGCGGAGTACCAGCGCCGATACTACGAGGCCAACAAGGAGGCCGTGGCGGAGCGTAATCGCCGATACTATGAGGCCAACAAGGCCAAGTGGGCGGACTATAACGCCCGCCAGAAAGCAAAAAAAGCCGCCCTCCTGCGGGAACAAGAGGACGGCGGGCCGGAAGACCCGGCAACCAACACAAGCCAAGTATAACACGGAAAGGCGGAAAAAACAATGCCAAAAGTGACACTGACGGAAGCAGACAGAATGCGGGAGCGGCTGGCAACCGTCATCCGGGTGGAGATGGCAAGGCAAGGAACAACGACGGCCAAGGTGGCCGAGAAAATGGATATCAACCGATGCACGATGCAGTACAAGGTCCAGGACCCCGGGAGACTCACCGTGCGGGAGCTGGGGCAGGTGGTGCGGATGCTGCACATCCCAAAGGAAGATCTGATGGAGGCGATTTATGGAAGGTAAGAAAGCATGGTGGTGGATGGCCGTCATCGGCGCGGCGGTGCTGATTGGCGGGCTGTGCATCCAGACGGCAAGGCTCAGAGAGGCTCAGAGAGCGGCAATCGAGCCGGAAAGGGAAATTACACCACCCGAGCCGGAATTGGCCGAGACAGTGGCGTTTGCGGCCCCGGAATGGTCCGAGGACGTGCCGCTGGACAGCGGAGAACCCGAGCCGGAGGTCATCGACACTTCTGCCAAGGACGCGCTGGCCAAGATGGTCTGGGGCGAGGCACGGGGGTGCAGCCTCAAGGAGCAAGCGGCCTGTGTATGGGTGGTGCTTAACCGGGTGGACGATCCCCGATGGCCGGGGAGCATCCTCGGGGTGCTCACCCAAAAGGGCCAGTTTGCCGGGTATGACCCAGCAAACCCGGTGGAGCCGGAGATCCGGGCTCTGGTGGATGACGTCATCGCCCGGTGGGGCATGGAGTCGCAGTGCATCGGCAGCGTGGGACGCGTCATCCCGGGTGATTACTTTTACTGGCAGGGAGACGGCAAGCACAACATCTTCCGCCGGGAATACAGAGACACGGCCACCTGGTCGTGGGAAATGGAGGACCCCTATGTGGAGAAATGAGTGCCCGGACCACCCGGACATCGCAAGGGCGATGCGGGAAGGAGATCCGGAGGGAGCGCCGGTGTACTGTCCGGTGTGCGGCGCGGAGTTTGAGACGGCCTATGAGGACGCGGAGGGCAACATCGTCGGGTGCGACGAGTGCCTGCGGGCCATGGGGCCGGAGGAATATGCAGAAAGGCATGGTGATAACTGGTGAATCTTTACGAGATCGACAAGAGCATCCTGGAGCTGGCGGACCCGGAGACCGGGGAGATCACGGACTGGGCCAAGCTGGAGGAGCTCCAGATGGAGCGGGACCAGAAGATCGAAAACGTGGCCCTCTGGTGCAAGGACCTCAAGGCCCAGGCGGCAGCCATCCGGGAAGAGGAGGTGGCGCTGGCCAAGCGGCGGCAGGAGATCGAAAGCATGATCGAGAGCCGGAAGCGGTATCTGGAGGGGGCCTTGCAGGGGCGCAAGTTTGAGACCGCCCGGTGCTGCGTGAGCTTCCGCCGAAGCCAGAAAGTGGAGATCACCGACGAGCGGGCCGCCGTGGACTGGGACCGGGAGAATGAGCGGTATGATCTCCTGACATACACGCTGCCGACCATCGGCAAGAGCGACCTGGCCCCGCTGCTCAAGGCGGGAGAGGTGATCCCGGGGGCGAAGCTGGTGGAAACTGTGAAAATGGGGGTGAAGTAAATGGACAACATGACGATCTTTAACCATGGGCGCGCAGTACCGCCGGAGGCACAAAAGACCATCGGCGCGGGGCGGCTCAAGGGCATGACAGACATTAACCCTCTGTGGCGCCTTGCCAAGCTCACAGAACTCTTCGGGCCCTGCGGGATCGGCTGGAAGTACATCATCACCCGGCGGGAGATGGTCAGCGGGGCGAACAATGAGATTTCGTGCTTTGTGGACGTTGACCTGTACTATCGCTGGGAGGGCGAGTGGAGCGAGGCGGTCCCCGGGACCGGCGGCTCCTCCTATGTGGCCAGTGAGCGCAACGGGCTGTATACCAGCGACGAGTGCTACAAGATGGCCCTCACGGACGCGCTGAGTGTGGCTTGCAAGGCGCTGGGCATCGGGGCGGATGTGTACTGGGCTGCAGGGCGCACCAAGTACACGGGCAACGACGCACCCCCCGCGAAAGCCCCGGCTCCTACTCCCAAAGCACCAGCAAGAGCCCCGGCCAAAGCCACCGCCCCGGCGGCGGGAAAGGCTATCCGGTGCGAGGACTGCGGCAAGCTCATCCAGCCGGTGACGCTGCGGGACGGGACCATCTGGACGGCGGAAAACATCGCCGGGTACAGCGCAAAGCGGTTCGGGCACACGCTCTGTGCAGATTGCCAGAGGCGAGTAGCCGACGCCGAAAATCGGCTGGCAGAGCAGGAGAAGCAGGAAAATGCTGGTCAGTAAGGCGCGGTGGATGATGGACGGCGAGGGGACGTGGCTCTGCTTCCGGGCGGACAGTCCCCGGGCCGCCCAGGAGGTCATCGGCGAGATGGAGGAGGGCAAGCGCTATGAGCTCACCCTCAAGCAGCAGCGGAAAAAGCGGAGCCTGGACAGCAACGCCTACGCCTGGACGCTCATGGACAAGCTGGCCGAGCGGATGGCGCTCCCCAAGGAGGAGATCTATCGGGGGTATGTCCGCAACATCGGCGGCAACAGCCAGACCGTCTGCGTCAAGGCCGAGGCGGCGGAGACCCTGCGGCGGATCTGGCAGGGAAAGGGGCTTGGCTGGGTGAGCGACACCCTCCCCAGCAAGCTGCCGGGGTGTGAAAACCTGGTGCTGTACTACGGCTCCAGCGAGTATGACACCCGGCAGATGTCCCGGCTGATCGACATGATCGTCCAGGACTGCAAGGCATGCGGGATCCCCACGGCCACGCCGGAGGAGATCGCTCGGATGATGGACCGGTGGGGCGCATGACCGGACCGTGCGCACTGTGCGGGCGGTGGGGGCCGCTGGAGCGGCATCATGTGTTCGGCGGGCCGAAACGGCAGCTGAGCGAGCGGTATGGGCTCACGGTGGACCTCTGCCACAGCTGCCACAACGAGCCGCCCTGCGGGGTGCATTTTAACCCCCACACCCGCAGGATCATTCAGCGGGAGGCCCAGAGGCGGGCCATGAGAGAGCAAACCTGGAGCACTGAGGACTTTGTCCGGGTGTTCGGGAAAAATTATTTGGAGGTATGAGACATGATCAACAGAGTTGTGATTCAGGGGCGCGTGTGCCAGGACATCGAGCTCCGGCAGACCCCGGGCGGGACGATGGTGACCACCTTCGCCGTGGCGGTGGACCGGTATGCCAAGGCCGGGGAGGAGCGCAAGGCGGACTTTTTTGACGTGGTATGCTGGGGCAAGACGGCGGAGTTTGCCAGCCGGTATTTTGCCAAGGGGCAGATGCTGGCCATCGATGGGCGGCTCCAGGCCCGGAACTGGGAGGACAAGGGCGGCAACAAACGAAAGTCCGTGGAGATTGTGGCCGATACCCTCCATTTTTGCGGGAGCAAATCGGAGACTGCAGAGCCCAGGGCGCAGGAGGGATTCGCGCCGCTGGTGGAAGATGACGGGGATCTCCCTTTTTAAGCATGAGCAAGTATCCGGAGGGTGAGCGTATGTTGGGAGCGTATGCGTATAAATGCCCGTTTTTCACCGGAGACAACCAGGCCCGGGACGGCTCGACTTTCTGGGTGCGGTGCGAGGGTGGGAGCTGCGTAAGGCTCCCGAACCGGGCGGCTGCCGGGGCCTATGTGCGGGAGTATTGCGCCAGCTATGACTGGCAGAGATGCACCATCGCCGCCGCGCTGGTGGCAAGTTACCAAAAGGAGGACGGAAATGAATAAAAAAGACGTGGAACGCCTGGAGGGAGAAGTGCGGGATCTCCGGCGCAAGCTGGGGGCGGCGGAAAGCCGCATGGAATATCTGGAAGCCAGGGCCAGAAAGGCCGAACAGACGGTGGCCGAGTATGAGGAGGCCGTCGCGGACGTCAACCTCACGGTGGACGCGGTCATGGCCGAGACGGCCCGGAGCTATGGGACCCCGGTGCTCCAGGATGATGGAAGCCTCAAGGGCTACCACCTCCAGCTGGGCAAGTTTGACCCGCGAGAGGTCATGCGCCAGTGGATGGTGACGGCCAGCCGGGGCGAGGACGGCGGAATGCTCATCGGGGTAAGGAGGTCGAAATGAGCGAACAACTGAGCTTGATGGACGATAACCAGGAGTACAATGCGTTTGTGGACAAATTCAAACCAAAGCTGACCACGGATGACTGCTATACGCCGCCGATCGTATACGATGCAATCCGGGATTGGGTGTGTAAAAAACATGGGATTGACCCGGCGCAGATTGTGCGTCCATTTTATCCCGGCGGAGACTATGAGCGGTTTGATTATCCGAAGGGGTGCATTGTGTTGGATAATCCACCGTTCTCGATCTTAACGAAAATATGCACATTCTATCTTGATCGACAGATCCCGTTTTTCCTTTTTTCTCCATCGCTTACCACATTTTCCGGACGGGCAATTGCAACAAAGATGACTCATATCGTGTGCGATGCGGACATAACGTATGAAAACGGCGCAAACGTGCGGACTGCATTTGTTACAAATCTTTACAAAGATATTGTTGCTCAGAGCGAACCTGATTTGCACCGAATCGTTAAGGAGGCAAATGAGGCAAACATTAGGGCTAGGAAACAAGAGCTCCCGAAATATGCATACCCGGACGAGGTGTTGACTGCGGCTATGCTGCAAAGATATTCCAAATACGGCATTGAGTTCGTTGTGCGGAAAGAAGATTGCGTGTTCATTTCCGCACTGGAGGCACAGCGCAAAGCCAAAAAAACCGTTTTTGGGGGCGGACTCCTACTGTCCGCAAAAGCCGCAGCCGAAAAAGCCGCAGCCGAAAAAGCCGCAGTCGAAAAAGCCGCAGCCGAAAAAGCCGCAGCCGAAAAAGCCGCAGCCGAAAAAGCAATGGCGAGACGGTGGAAATTGTCTGAGGCGGAGAAACGGCTGTCGGCATCGCTGGGTGCAAAGGAGAGAGCCCATGAGTAAGTATCACGCCCAGCCCACCACCCGGCAGGGCATCCGCTTTGCCAGCAAAAAAGAGGCCCGGAGATATGAGGAACTGATGCTCCTCCTCCGGGCGGGGGAGATCCGGGATCTCAAGCTCCAGCCGCAGTTTACCCTCCAGGAGAGCTATATCGCGCCGGAGGGAGACCGGATCCAGGCCATCCGGTATGTGGCAGATTTTAGCTATGAGCGCCGGACAAAGCCTGACATCACCGGACAAGAGTGGTGGATCCCGGTGGTGGAGGACGTCAAAGGACAGAAAACTCCGGTGTATGAGCTGAAAAAGAAGCTCATGCGGGAGCGCAAAAACATCATCATCCAGGAGGTGTAAAAAAATGACAAAAAAGAATCTCAAGCGCGGGGAAGTGTACTACATCGAGGGGGCCAAAGGAGCCACGGGGGCAGAGATGGTCAAGACCCGGCCCGGGATCGTCATCTCGGACCAGAATCAGGTGGAAGACAGCCATGTGGTCACGGTGGTCTATCTCAGCCACAAGGAGCAGACAAAAAACAGGGCCCATGTACCCATGACCCATGAGGGGCTTCGCGGGTGGGCGCTGTGCGAGCACATCTACACGGTGGACATCGACCGGGCGGGAGACTACATCTGCACCCTCACAGACGAGGAGCTGGAGGCCGTGCTGTGCGGTGTGGACAGCGTCATCGGCGGAGATCCAGACAGGGAGGATCTTCAGGCATGGCTGGCCGAGGCGGAGCAGGATGTCACAAAAGCCAAAGGAGAGCTCCTTAGCCAGAAAAAGGAAACTGAGTTATGGAAAGCCAAGGCGGAGATCTACAAAGGGATCCTGATGGAGGCCATGGGAGGGTGCTCCTGTGGCAAAAAATAAGGGATTCCGCCGCCGGGATGCGGCGCAGAAACAACGGGCCATCGACACCGGGGTGACCATGCACCAGCTGGTGGGGCAGGTGGATCTGGATGCCCTCATCCTCACTCTGGCATATGGAGAGTGTATGGGCAATGACCGGTGGGGACGGGAGCGGATCGAGCGCTTTTGCCTGGAATGGCGGCAGAACACGGCCTATGTGTACCGGGGACTGGATCCGGAGGACCCGGAGGCCGACGCGGTGCGGGCCGATGTGGACAAGCGGCTGTTTGCCAAAACCACGGAGGATGACCGGACGCCATGGCCGGAGAGATATCCCATGCAGCAGCAGGAAACGCTGGAAGAGGAAACCAAAAGAATGAAGAATTGGAGGAAACGGAAATGATCAAGGTGCGTGTGGGCTTATGCTCTCGCTCCTCTTTACTTTTGAAGAATAGCAAGCAAATCCGGTGAGCCCCAACACCGAAAACCGAAGGGACATTCCACGGGGGAAAACGGACATTCCACGGGGGAGCGAAAACCTGCAAAGCCTTGCTATTACTGGCTTCCCCGGCCCTCCGGAAATCCCAATATATTATCAATAGATAATCAATTGATAATCAACCCGCATTGAAGTTCGGTAGTATGCATCTTGCATCATCCACTTTGGACACTGAAGACCTGCGTGATGGGAATGAAATCAAATTACCGAGACGGGAGGAGCAGTAAGGCCATGACCGTGTGCATCAACGGGACGTGCCCGTTTGAGGATTGCAGCCACCACTCCGGACGGATCAAGGAAATGCCGAGGGGCGACACTGTGTCGGTGATGTCCCTGGATGCCGTGTGCCGGAGGTATATTGGGTGGCTGGTGGACAAGATCGAGGAGGGCGAGTATGGATCTTGAGCAAAAAGCGATCCTCCGGCTACTGTCGCCCCGGCGTGGATGTCTATCACTGGTGGATGGAGGACGGGGTGCTGCCGGGTCAGATGGCGTTTGAGGATTATCTGGAGGAGGATTAAAATGGACGCAGTAGAATTTTGCAGAGAGAGTACCAGGATGTGTAAAACCTACCCATCGTGTAGTGATTGTCCTGCTAAGTTAGATGGCGGTATTTGCGGAATCCGTTGCAGTAGATATGATTATGCGCCCGACAAAAAGGTTACCATCGTCGAGCAGTGGGCAAAAGAGCATCCGCGCAAGACCCGGCAGAGCGTGTTTTTGGAGCATTATCCCGAGGCAAAGCGTTCAGAAGATGGTGTATTAACGATATGCCCGATGGCGGTTTCTGCCGCATACAGGAATGAAAAAGGCGGCTGCAAAACTTATTCATGCGTATGTGATGATTGTCGCCGCGAGTTCTGGCTGGAGGAGGTGGAGTGACTACGCCACGGATCGGTCTGATCGACGTTGACAGCCACAATTATCCAAATCTTGCGCTGATGAAACTCTCGGCATGGCACAAGGCCCAAGGAGACGCCGTGGACTGGTGGACCGGTTGGGAGCGGTACGATACCGTGTATATGTCCAAGGTCTTTGATGAGACTTACAGCCCGGATGTGGATGAGCCGTACAACGCCGATCGGGTGATCAAGGGCGGGACGGGATACGGCCTGGACAACCGGCTCCCGCCGGAGATCGAGCACATCTGCCCGGATTACAGCCTGTATCCGGCGCTCACTCGAGATACCGCATACGGGTTTTTGACCCGCGGATGCCCCCGGGGCTGCCATTTTTGCATTGTTGCAGCCAAGGAGGGCCGCGAATCATGCAAGCAGGCGGATCTCGCGGAGTGGTGGAGCGGGCAAAAGCACATCGTGCTCATGGACCCAAATCTGCTGGCCTGTCCGGAGCACATGGACCTCTTGGGCCAACTGGCCGAGAGCAATGCGTGGGTGGATGTCAACCAAGGCTTTGACTGCCGCCTGCTGACACCCGACAACATCGGGGCCATTAACCGGCTCAAGCTCAAAGACATCCACTTTGCCTGGGATTATATGCGCGAGACCGAGCGGGTGCTGGCCGGGCTTAAGTTGTACCGGGAGCTGGCGGCGCGGCGGCCCCATGGCAAGTGGGCGACGGTATACACCCTGGTCAACTATGACACCACCCTGGAGGAGGACCTGTACCGCATCTATACCCTGCGGGATCTGGGCTATGACCCCTATGTGATGGTGTACGACAAGCCCAACGCGCCGCAAGAGGCCCGGATGCTCCAGCGGTGGTGCAATAACCGGCAGATCTTTAGGGTAGAGCCAGATTTTTGGAAATATGACCCGAGAGGAGGGCGGGAGAATGGCTGATAAAGTCTGCTGCAACTGCGGCAACTGCGAGAGACGGCCTGAGCGCGGTAGCATCGAGACCTACTGCGCCATCGATAACCACCGTATCGGCTATGTGGAGTGCTTTACGCGGAAGTGCAAACACTGGAATCGGGAAACGAAATGGGACGGAATGGAGGCGGAAGATTACAATGCGGCTGATTGACGCGGATGTTGATGCTATTGAAGTTGTCAGATGTAAAAATTGCTGTTATCGAGGAACTATTATTTGTCCGATGGTTCATGAAACACTGGGTAACGGGTTGATCGACTACAGCATTGATAACGGCTACTGTTCCCGTGGCAAACCGAAGGAGGACAAATATGCGGCTGATTGACGCGGATCAATTTGAGGTCATCGCTTACAAGGACACAGCGGGCCGCGAGACCACCTTTGAAGCAGGGGTGCAGTACATGGCGGAGCTGATCGACGCCGCGCCTACGGTGGATGCTGTGCCGGTCGGCAGGTGTAAAAACTGCAAGTACAGAAAAGATCGCCTGTATTGCCGCCGAATCGTGGATAGGCCGGTCATTGTGTGCGATACGGATTTTTGTTCCTATGGAAAAGCATAAAAGGAGATGAAAAGTGTGGAAACATTTGCAAAGTATATCGCCGAAATCCTGTGGATTATCTTGGCGGTGGTGATCTATCGGGATCGCTGTGCATGGAACAAGAAATTCAATCATCTTGCAGATGAAATTGAGGAGATGCTGGAACGTGACAGACAAAATGACTGAGTGTGTCCGCCGAATCGACGTACAGGACGAGATCGACCGCTGGCTGGATTCCGTCGGGACCATCATGGTGGGCAAAGGGCTCAGTTCATACGGCGAGCTGATCGGATGCCTTGAGGATGCGCCTGCCGCCGATGTGGAGCCCGTGCAGCATAGTTATTGGGAAAGCTATGATATAGATCAATTTATGGGGACGGACGGGTGGGGTTACCCCAAGTGGCGACGCGGCAGATATTATATTTGCCATAATCGCCGTTGCAGGAGGAAAACGGCCGTCAAAAGCAACTATTGCCCAAACTGCGGGGCAAAAATGGAATAGAGCAAAACAAAGGGACCGGGTGACCGGTCCCTTTTGCTGTTCTGGGAGATTTTTGCACAACGGTGGTGACATGGAGATTTGGGAAATGATACCATTGGAGCGTGGAGCCCGGTAGAGCCGACCATGTAACGGAGATGGGACGATAATGTAACGGGAGGGGTGCAAATAATGGATAAAGGCATGTTTTCTGACCGTGTCCGGCTTTTGCGCCGCCAAACCAAGAGGAGCGCAAGCGTTACATCTGAGCTGATTGGGCTCAGCCCGTCGGCGTTTCGGCGGTATGAGACCGGGGAGCGGATGCCGTCGGTGGAGGCCGTCATATTGATTGCGGACTATTTTGGAGTGAGCACGGACTATCTCCTCGGGCTCACGGATGATGTGCAGAGGGGGTGATCGGATGGCACAGGGAGACCTTACAGGCAAGCAACAGGCGTTTGTCCGGGAGTATCTGGTAGACTTTAACGCGACCGGTGCTGCCAAACGGGCCGGGTATAAGCACCCGGACATCGGGCGGAGGATCATCAACTCCCCCAGGGTGTCCGCCGCTATCCAGCAAGCCCGGCAAGAGTGCCAGGAGCGCTTAATCCTCGATCAGATGTATGTCATCAACAAGCTCCGGGAGATCGCAGAGACGCCGGCATCTGATGGGCCGGACAGCGAGTTGCGTGTGAGCAACAAACTTAAGGCGCTAGAGCTTCTGGGTAAGCATCTTGGAGCCTTTGACGGGAAGCAAGCCGGGAGTGAGGAGGTCAAGATCGTCGATGATCTGTAAACTGTCAGAGATCATCTCCCCCGCCTTTGCAGTGCCGCATAGGGCCATCAAGCGCGGCGAGGTAACAGAGCTGGTCGAAAAGGGTGGGCGTGGATCGGCAAAGTCATCCCACATGTCCGTGGAGGTGCTGCTGTTTTTGCTCAAACACCCTGACTGCCACGCCGTAGTGCTGCGCAAGGTGGGCAACACCCTCCGCACATCGGTCTATGCGCAGATCTGCTGGGCAATCGCGCAGCTGGGGCTATCTACCCTGTTCCGTTGCACGGTCAGTCCCATGGAGTGCGTATACACCCGCACGGGGCAGAAGATCATGTTTTTTGGCACGGATGACCCTGGCAAGCTCAAGTCCATTAAGGTCCCGTTTGGGTATGTCGGCCTGGCATGGTTTGAGGAGCTGGATCAGTTTTCCGGAGCAGAAGAGATCCGCAATATCGAGCAGTCCCTTTTCCGCGGCGGTCCGTTCTCCCTGGCGCTTAAATCCTTTAACCCGCCAGCCATGGCCCGCAACTGGGCAAACCAGTATGTATTGGAGGCAAAGCCCGGGAAGATGGTGCATCACAGCACCTATCTGACCACGCCGGAGGACTGGCTGGGCCCGCGCTTTTTGGCGGATGCGGAGCACCTCAAGGCGACCAACGAGACCGCATACCGGCATGAGTACCTGGGAGAGGTGGTCGGCTGCGGGACACAGGTATTTGAAAACCTGGACGTGCGAGAGATCACGGGCGCGGAGATCGCGGAGTATGACCGCATCTATAACGGCGTGGACTGGGGCTGGTATCCGGATCCCTGGGCCTATAACCGGGTGCATTACGACGCTGGGCGGCGGACGCTGTATATCTTTGACGAGCTGACCCGTAGGCGGACAAGCAACCAGGACACGGCGGCGCTGGTCAAGGAGCGCTTGCAATCTTCGGACGAGCTCATCACTGCCGACAGCGCCGAGGAGAAGAGCATCAGCGATTACCGGGCCTATGGACTGATGTGCCGAGGGGCCGAGAAGGGGCCGGGAAGCGTAAACTACTCCATGAAATGGCTGCAATCCCTGGCGGAGATCGTCATTGACCCCGCCCGCTGCCCGGACACGGCCAAGGAGTTTTTAGAGTACGAATATGAGCGGGACGCAAAGACCGGCGAGGTCTTGCAAGGCTACCCGGATATAAACAACCATCACATTGACGCGGTGCGATACGCGACAAACAGGATTTGGAAACGGAGGGGACAATGAGCAAGATCAAGGCATGGATCATCAACAAGTTTTTGCCTGCCTGGTGCAAAGATACACTCATGCGGGAGAATCAGGCATTGACGCGCAAAAATCAGCAGCAGGCGCAGGAGATCGCCCAGCTCAGGGCCTATATTGAGGGGCTGGAATATGCCGTCAAGCGGCGGACACAGATCATCGTCAACAAGGGGGATTGTAAATGAGCATTGTATCGGCCATCTTTAACGCGGGCAAGGTCACAACCTTTGAGGAGGCGTTTGGTGTCAAAAACATCACCAGCCCCGAGATGCGGCAGGCAATCGCCGACTGGTACGGGCTGTATTACGCAAACCCGGTCCAGGAGGGCGAGGACCCCTGCCAGCGGATCCCGACGGCTATTGTGGCAAAGCTGTACAAGGCCGTATTTAGCGAGTACAGCTCCCAGACGGAGCAATCCGGCCCCAAAGGGGATTATATCTCCGACGTGCTGGATGGGCTGGACGCGGTGCGGAATCGGGCCGTGCAGCAGATGCTTATTGGGGGCCAGTGCTATCTTAAGCCCATCATGACCGCGCCCATGACCTTTTGCGTGGTGGACCGGGAAAATTACATCCCTCTGGCCCGGGACATCGCCGGGAATATTATCGACATCGGGACGCTGGAGCAGACGGTGGAGGGCAGCGTGGTCTATACCCTCCTTGAGCGCCGCACCGTGGACGCTCTGGGTTATTTGACCATTGAGAGCCGCCTCTATCGCTCCAATGACAAAGCCACGCTGGGTGTGCCCGTCCCCCTTGGGGCGCTGGAAAAGTATGCGGAGCTCGTCCCTGTTTTGCGGTTGCCTCAGCCCGTGGGATCAATCGGGCTGATCCCCCTCTCCTGCCCGGCGGAAAACTGCGTGGACGGGACGCAGGACCCCGTATCCGTCTATGCTGCCGCCGTCGGGCTCATCCACAACATCAACCGCAACGAGAGCTTGCTCAACGGGGAGTTTGAGCGCGGTCAGTCCCGCGTGTTTGTCAGTTCTGATCTGCTCCACAAGGACAGCTCCGGCCGCCGGAAGCTGGATGACAACCTCTTTGTTGGTGTGGTGGACGATGACCCCGAGGCCGTCGGCATGACCATCTTCTCCCCCGCCCTGCGCGATGCCAATTTTTTGGCCCGTAAAACGGAGTATCTGCGCAACGTGGAGAGCCTGATCGGGCTCAAGCGCGGTCTGTTGTCTGAGGTGGAGACCCAGGAAAAGACAGCGACCGAGATCACCAGCAGCGCCGGGGAGTATAATCTGACTGTCATTGACTTCCAGCGGACGTGGGAAAAGGCCGTGCGGGAGGCCGTGCGCGTGTGCAACGTGCTTGGCCAGATGTACGGATTAACGTCCGGCGGCGCAGTGGATCCCGACACGGATATCTCCATCAGCTGGGGCAACGGCATCCTCTACGACGAGGACAAGGAGTGGGCCACGCTGATGCAGATGGTGGCAGCGGGCATCCTCAAGCCCGAGATCGCCATCGCCTGGAAATATGACCTCCCCTGGGACAAGCCGGAGGACCTGGCAGCCATCCGGGAGAAATATATGCCGGATACGGAGAGCGACGCCAATCAGAGCGAGGACTAACCGATGTTGACGGCAGAGCAGATCGCGGCGTATCGTGACGCGGCGGCCATGCTGGTGGACCCAGTCAATGACTACATCATCCGGGACGTGGCACGGCGGGTCGCAAAGGCGGGGCAGCTGACCAGCACGGCGGCCTATCAGGTATACCGGATGCAGCTGATGGGCAAAACCAAAAAAGAGATCATGGCGCGGCTCGAAAAGGAGCTGGGGGTCTCTGAGCGCGAGGCGAAAAAGCTGCTTACCCAGGCGGCGGAAACCGGTTATCGCTACGATATCCAATGGCTCCCGGATGCGCGGGTACTCCCATTTGCCCAAAATGAGCCCCTCCAGCAGATCGTGTCTGCGGCGGTCAAGCTGGCGCAGGATGATTTCCGCAACCTCACCCAGACCATGGGCATGGTAAGCCGTACAGGAAAGGCCCTCCCCCTCCAGGAGGCGTATTTGGAGGCCGTGGATGATGTCTTTAAGCGTGTCATCACCGGCGCGGCGGATTACAACACGGCCACCCGGCAAGCCTGCCAGACCTTGTATGACAGGGGGCTGGTGGCTATCGACTATGAGAGCGGTGTCCACACCTCCCTGGAGGCCGCTGTGCGCCGGGATATGATGGGTGGCCTGGGGCTTATGCAAGAGCAGATCAGTGCAGAGCTCCACGACCAGACCGGGGCGGACGGCTGGGAGATCTCCGCCCATGCCAACAGCGCCCCGGACCATGAGCCCATCCAGGGCAAGCAGTACAGCGATGCGGAGTATACCGCCCTCAACAACAGCCTGGTGCGGCGGATCGGGACGCTCAACTGCGGCCATGCGGCATTTCCGATCATCCTGGGGGTGTCTGAGCCCGTCCACAGCCCGGCAGAGCTGGAATCCATGCGCAAGGCAAACGAGGACGGCGTGACGGTCAATGGGCGGCATTACACCGGCTATGAGGCCACCCAGGCCCAGCGGGCGCGGGAGCGGGAGATCCGCAGACTGCGGCGCAAGGTGGCCGTGGACGAGGAGCTGGCAAAGGCCGCGCCGGACGGCCCGGAAAAGGTCAGAGCGGAGCAGACACTCCAGCAAAGCCGGATCAAGCTCAAGGTCAAGGAACAGGAGTACAAGCGTTTTTCCAAGGCGGCGGGCCTTCGGACGCAGAATGACCGCCTGATGACCATCGGATATGGGCGCGGGCAGAGCGAGAGAGCGCGGGCAACTGTTGACAAATACCGCACCGTCAGGTATAACAAAGATGGTACGGTGCGGGTGACGGATGACTGGACGTCGGTGGACAAACCCCACATCCCCCTCCGATATGTGCCAAATGCCGTTGCGGATTCCGTGTCGCGGCGCGGAACGCAAAGGGACCGCACCTTTTTTGACGCAAACGGATACCAATATCTCCAAATCAGCAATGGCCCGCACAGTAACCTCAAGAAACACCCGTTCGGGGAGCACGGGGAACATGCGCATGATATACGAATTGTGAACGGAGAACCAGAGAGAACGGTCCGAGAAATTAGCGAGAAAGAGCGAAGGGAGAACGCGGATATACTATGAAACTGGAAGAACTGCGTGCTTGGGTAGCAGAAATCGCACAGGATATTACGTTTTTCTATCACGACAAATGCGGGTCGATTTGCCCGTTCAGAAAAGACGATATTTCGTTGTGCTTCAACGAGGAAGAGGTGACCGTCCATTCGGTGGATGAAGTTTTTACCACGCCTTTTATCGAGGGGAAGACGCTCTCTGAGTTATGCGAAGAGTTAGAGTTTGGCTAAACTAAACATAACGATGAAGAAGACAGGCTTGTGCCTGTCTTTTTTTATGCCCAAAATGCGGCGGGTGCGCCAATCGGAGCAGCAAAAAAGGGGAAATGTGGTAGGGTTTTCTTAATAAATCGCCCACTGGCGGCGTTACAGCCGGAGCCGCAAGCGGATGCGACCCGCGTAAAAAAGCGAAGCGGAAGGAGAACAAAATGAAACGGGATTTTCTGCGAAACTTTAAGGTCGGAGACCAGGAATTGAGCAAAGAGATCATCGACGCCATCATGGCCGAGAATGGGCGTGACATCGAGGCCGCCAAAGCCCCTTATGCGGACTATGAGGCCATCAAAGAGCAGCTTAAGACCGCACAGGACGGGCTGAAAGCCTTTGAACAGGTGGACGTGTCGGAGCTCCAGGGCAAAATCAAGGCGCTCCAGGCTGACCTCTCCCAAAAGGACAGCGAGTGGCAGAAAAAGGTTGATGCCATGGCCTTTGACGGACGGCTCAAGGACGCGATCACGGCAGCCAAGGGCAAAAACGCCAAGGCAATCGCCGCCCTCCTGGACGTGGACACCCTCCGAGCCAGTAAAAACCAGGAATCCGACATCCGGGCCGCACTGGAAGCCGTGAAAAAGGATAATGATTACCTTTTTGACGCAGACCGGCCCGCAGGCTATGCCGCCGGGACCGGAGGAGCCGGTCGTGGCGGGAAGTACTCGCCGGAGGAGGCCGCAATCCGCGCCGCCGCCGGTCTGAAATCGGAGTAAAGAAAGGAAGTATCACACATGGCTAACGCTATTACCCTTGCCCAGAAGTTTATCCCCATCCTGGATGAGGTCTACAAGGCCTCGTCCCTCACCGCCATCCTGGACGGTGCTGCCGAGCTTGCCCGCCAGGGTGCCAACGCCAACGAGCTCATCATCCCCAAGATCGATATGCAGGGCCTCGGCAATTACAGCCGGAACGGCGGGTATGTTTCCGGCGACGTCACTCTGACCAACGAGACCGTGCAGTGCAACTTTGACCGCGGTCGTATGTTCCAGGTGGACTATCTGGACGACCTGGAGACTGCGAGCATCGCCTTTGGCCGTCTGGTTGGCGAGTTTATCCGCACAAAGGTCGTCCCCGAACAGGATGCTTTCCGGCTCGCGAAGTACGCCTCCACCACCGGCATTTCCAAGGTGTCTGCCGGGGCAACCCTGGCCGATGGCGCTGCCGTCATCGCCGCCCTCCGCAAGGGCATTACCGGCATGGACGAATCTGAGGTCCCCGTGGATGACCGGTACCTGTTTATCACCCCGACCCTCTATGGCATGATCCAGGATATGGACACCACCAAGAGCCGCGAGGTGCTGGCTCGGTTTGCCTCTGTGGTCCAGGTCCCCCAGACCCGGTTTTACACCGCCATCACACAGTATGATGGCACCACCGCCAGCCAGACCGCTGGCGGCTACGTCAAGGACGGCACCAGCGGCAAGGATATCAACTTTATGATTATCCACAAGCCCGCCGTCATCCAGTTTACGAAGCACGTCGCGCCCAAGATCATCGAGCCCGCCCAGAACCAGAACGCCGATGCCTACAAGTTTGGCTACCGCAACGTTGGTATCGCTGACGTGTATGACAACAAGGTGGCTGGCATCTACCTCCACCACAAGGCGTAAGGTATGCAGATCGACAAACGGTTGCTCGATCTGACGGATCCGATGGTGACCGAAAACTTTAACCGCGTCCTCAGTCTTTCCGCCGTGTCCGCTGTCACTCTGACGGCGGATGCGTCCGGCAAGATCACCGGCGGCACAATGACGCTGGAGGGCGGCAAAGAGGTCCCGATCACCGTCGAGACAGCGGGCAGTTAAGGAGGGGCGCACATGGTGACGTATAACTTTTATCGGTCCGAGTACTGCGGCACGTCCATCCCGGCGGAAGATTGGCAGAGATACGCCCTGGAGGCCACAGCTCAGCTTCGGCGATACCAGCGCATTTACACGGTCACCTCTCCGGACGAGCCGGACAAATGCCCGGGCTGGGCGGAAAATATGGCCGTCTGCGCGATGGCCGATGTGTCGTGCTACTTTGAAGCCATGGCCAACGGCGAAAACGTCACCAGCTCCACCATTGGCAGTGTGTCCAGCAGCTACGGCGGCAATACCGCGGGCGTTGACCTATCCCGCACCTCCCGGGATGTGGAGCTTTTGCGGGCCGCCCGGCTGTATCTGGATATCTACCGGGGGGTGGGCCGATGCTGAGATTGCACCGGCGCACCTCCCCGGTGAGCTATGACAAGTGCAACCAGACGGTGACGGTCTATCACAAGGACAAGGACGGGACGATCTCCCGGACGGTCATCCGCAAGGCCTTTTTGGATCACCGCAAAAACCAGGCCATTGACAAGACCGGGAGCCGGGAGACCAACGCATTTTTGTTGGTCATCCCCTGCGACAGTTCCCCCGTCGCCGTCGGAGACAAGATCATCCTGGGCGAGGGGCCGCAGATCGACACACGGGAGGCGTGGGCGGGATTTATCCCATCCGCTACACCAGGACTTGTGGTTGCGGCCTATGTAGACCCAAAATATTGGGGTGGAAAGATGGTCCATGTGGAGGTGGGCGGCTGATGGCAACGCGCGTCTACGTCAATATGCAGCCCATCGGGCAGATCCTGGAGCGCCACGGCCTAAACAAGGGCGGGCGCGTCCAGCAGTTTTTGACGATGGAGTGCAGCAAGCGCATGACTGACTACATGCCGTTTCGGTCCGGGGCACTGGCGACAAAGCTCAAGGTGATCACCTCTGCAACAGAGATCACGGTATATGGGCCCTATGCCCGGTATCAGTACTACGGCAAGGTCATGGTCGGCTCCGCGCCCAAGCGGGTGACGGACAAAGGCCTGACCTATGACAAGACCAAAAACCCCAAGGCGGGGCCCTTTTGGGACCGCCGCATGATGGCGGAGCAGGCGCAGGCAATCGCCAAAGCGTGTGAGCGTTATCTCCGCCGGGGAGGTTGATATGACGGCACTGGAAAAACTCAGAAATTGGATCTCCACGTTTCCGGACTATGACATCCTTGCAGTCCTAAACGTGGATTATACGGACCAGATCCCAAACAACGGCGGGCTCTTCCCTTCCGGGCTGGTCGAGGTGTCCCGGAAACAGGACATTTTGGGCAACTCGGAGATCGCAAACCAGTACAATTTCGGTTTGTACTGCGTCTTTGAAAAGCCTCCCGGGGATGACGCTGCATCCACCATCAATGCCGACTGGGTGTCGGCGTTCCAGGAGTGGGTACAGGACCAGAGCGCCAGGCGGCTGGCCCCGGTGTTTGGGGATGACCCGATGACGGAAAAAATCACCGCACAAAACGGGATGCTGTATCAGGCGGAGGCCGAAGGGCTTGCCACCTATATGGTGCAGATCACCGTGGAATGCACGAAACGAATCGAGGTGTAACATGGCAGACGCTACTTTTAACATGACGAAGGGCGCAACCACTGCCCGGAAAACGATGCTGGCCTTGCTCAATGTCGGGACCAGCGCTGCGTCTCCCGTTTTGGCCCCCATGGGTATCAGCGTGGAGGACAGCTCCATCGAGTATGACTGGCAGGAGGAGAGCACCACCGATATCCTCGGAAATACCTGGAACACGGCCAAGGCTCCCAAGCTGACCCAGACCTTTGACGCTTCCGCCCTGCGCGGCGGCGATGAGGTCCAGCAGAAGATCTGGAGCGTGGGCGTCAAGGACCAGGACGTTTCCGCCATGACCAACATGGACGTGGTGGTGGCCCATCTGTATGAGGGCGACGCTTCCAGCGGCTTTTTCGCGGAGCGCTACCCCGCGAGCATGGTCAAGCCCTCCGGGCTGGGCGGCTCCGGCACCGTGGATATGGGCTATGACGTGTCCTATGGCGGCGCGCGCGAGGTCGGCACGGTCAAACAGGCATCCGGCGGAAGCTGGACCTTTACCAAGGCGAGCTCCTGACAGACAACAGCAACACAACCGGCGGGGCGAGGCATGACCAAACCCCGCCATTTTTTACAAGGAGGACCAACATGGAGGAAAACAGAAAGGCCGTGCTGTCTTTTGACACCGGCATCAAGACTTTTGAAATCAACGGCGGCGAGACCGTGCGCTTCAACCCTACGGACAGTTTCTTTGTTGAACGTCTGTTCGATACTTTTACCGACCTGGACAAAAAACAGGAGGAGTACAAGCGGGAGGTCGCTTCCGTAAAGGATAACCGGGAAATCTTTGAGATCGCCCGGAAGCGAGACCGGGAGATGCGGGAGATGATCGACGGCATTTTCGGGGCGCAGGGGCTCTCTGACGGGGTTTTCGGCGGGGTCAATGTTTATGCCCTTGCAGACGGGCTCCCCCTCTGGTGCAACTTTTTGATGGCCGTTATGGATCAGGTAGACACCAGTTTTGCCCAGGAGCAGAAGCGGGCAAACCCCAGGCTCCAGAAGTATATCGCTCGCTACCAGAAGAATAAATGAGTTACCCGTGGGAAGAGCTCCTTCCCCAGCGCGTGGAGCTTGCAGGGGAGCCGTTTGACATCCGATCCGACTACCGGGACATCCTCAATATCTGTGCCGCTCTGAGCGACCCTGAGCTCTCGGAGAGCGACAAGGTGGCCGTCATGCTCACGGCATTTTATGAGCATCCGGAGGACATCCCCCCGGATGCGGCCCAGGAAGCTGTGGAAAAGTGCCTGTGGTTTATCAACTGCGGGGAGGAAAACAGCGGGCGGCGGGCCCCGAAGCTGGTGGACTGGGAACAGGATTTCCGGCTCATCGTCGCGCCGGTAAACCGGGTGCTGGGGAAGGAATGCCGGTCGGTGGAATATCTCCACTGGTGGACGTTTGTGTCGGCTTATTACGAGATCGGGGATTGTCTGTTTGCCCAGGTGGTGCGCGTCCGAAGCCTCAAGGCCCGGGGGAAGCCTCTGGAGGGCGCTGACAAGGAGTTTTACCGGGACAACCGGGCGTTGGTAGATTTCAAGGCCGTTTATACTGAGGCGGAGAAAGACCTCCTCAGGGAACTCGGCCTGACGGATTGACAGGAGGTGGATCATGGCAGCGGACGGGACGATCATTGTCCAAACCGATCTGGACAACGCAAAGCTCTCAAAGGATCTGGAAAAGGTCAAGAACCAGATCAACAAACTGGAAAAGAGCCTTGAGAATATGGGCGGGCAGAAAAGCCAGCTGACGGAACAGTTTGAAAAGCTGAGTGTGACGCTGGATGAAGCAAAAGCAAAGCTCTACGAAATGCAGAACGCCGCAAAGGGGACCTATGGGAAAGAGCAGATCTCCGAGCAGCGGGAGCGGGTCCGGGGCTTGCAAACAGAATATAACCGCGTAGCTACACAAGTTGAAACGCTGAAAACGAATATGGGAAAGACCTCCGATGAGCTCTCCGATGCGAAGGACCACGCCGGAGGTCTGGAGCGGCAGCTTGCCGAATCCACAAATGCAGGGGCGAGAATGCGGGACGCTATGGCCGAAGCGGATAAGCGCCTCGGGAAGATCGCAAACCGCTTGAAACTTCTTGCCCGTCGCGTTTTGGTGTTTTCCGTCCTTCTGTCTGCGCTCCGGAAGGTGCGGGACTGGATGGGCGAGGTGGTCAAGAGCAACGGCGAGGCATCGGCGGCGCTGGCCAGGCTCAAAGGAGCCCTTTTGACGCTGGCACAACCGCTGTTCAATGTCATCATCCCGGCGTTTACGGCCTTTGTAAACGTTCTGACCAAGGTGGTATCGGTGCTGGCGGCGGTGGTGTCCTCTGTATTTGGCACGACGGCCAAACAGTCCGCGGAGGCGGCAAAAAACCTCTATGACGAGCAAAAGGCCCTCAAGGCCACAGGCTCGGCGGCGAAAAAGGCGGCGGGGCAGCTGGCATCCTTTGACGAAATCAACAAGCTCACGTCCAATGATTCGGGCGGGGGATCGTCCTCCGGCATTTCCCCCGACTTTTCCGCGTTGGAAAAAGGGATCGACCTCACCGGCAAGATCGGCGAGATCACGGCGTTTGTCAGCGCGTCTCTGCTGGCACTGGGCGCAATTTTGACCTTTTCCGGTGCAAACATCCCGCTCGGCCTGGGCCTGATGGCCGCCGGGGCCGTCGGTTTGGCGGCTGTTGCAAAGGAAAATTGGGATTATATCTCCTCTCAGCTTATGGCCCGCATGAACGACATTCTCGGCGACATCATGGCTGGCGGCGGGATCCTTGCCGTCATCGGTCTGGTGCTACTGTTTACCGGCCATGTGGGGATTGGCCTGGCGCTGTTCCTTGCAGGGGCCGCCGCGTTTGCTACTGCGGCATCGTTCCAGTGGGGCGGGATCGAGCAAGACATCAAGACGGTCATCGGCAAAATCACCTTGATCCTCGGCGGTGCTTTGCTGGTACTGGGCGCGGTGCTTACGTTTACCGGCGTCAATCTGCCTCTGGGCATCGCACTGATGGCCGCCGGGGCGGCTGGGTTGGTTACATCCGCTGTCCTCAACTGGGATAAGATCACCGGGACGCTTAAGCCTGTCATCTCCAAGATCATGACGGCAGTTGGCGGCTCTCTGCTGGTATTGGGCGCGCTTTTCGCGTTTTCCGGGATCAATATTCCGCTGGGTATTGCCATGCTTTTGGCTGGCGGTGCGAGCCTGATCTCGGTTGGCGCGCTCAACTGGAATGCAATTCTTGACAAATTCAAAGAGATTTGGAAAGGCATCAAGAACTGGTGGAACACCGATGTTGCAGAGTTTTTCACTGCCGAATACTGGAAAAACGTCATGAAAAAGATCGGAAACGGAATCGTCAGCGTGTTTTATGGCGCGGTCAACGTGGTAATCCGCGGGATCAACTGGCTTATCTCGAAGCTAAACACGATCTCCTTTGCGGTCCCGGAGTGGGTCCCCCTTATCGGCGGGAAAAAGTTTGGATTTAACATCTCGAAAGTGAAAGAGATCGCAATCCCCCGCCTTGCCGCTGGGGCGGTCATCCCGCCAAACCGGGAGTTTATGGCCGTACTCGGCGACCAGAAGAGCGGGCGCAACCTGGAAGCCCCGGAAAGCCTCATCCGCCAGATCGTCCGGGAGGAATCCGGCGGCGGGAGCGGCGACGTGTCCGGCATCCTCTATGCCATCCTGGAGGCTATCCGGGAGGGGAAGGTGCTTTCCTGTGACGACAAGACCCTGGCGGCGGTCGTGGGAAGAGCCCAGGCGCGGCAGATGCGGGCCAAGGGCGGCGGCTCCCTGGTGGATGTGTATTAAGGAGGCGACATCATGAAACCAGTGCTGAAAATCAACGGGACGGACTACACGGACCTCCTCCCCGCGTCCGGCATCCAGATCTCCCGGAATGACCTGGACGCGGAGAAATCCGGTCGGAACCTCAACGGCAAGATGTTCCGCCAGCGGGTGGCAGTCAAGGTCAAGCTCCAGATCAGCGGGCTCCGGCGCATGGACCACGCCCGCATGATGCAGCTTGCCGGCGACCTGGACCAGACCTTTGTCCAGGTGGTCTATCTGGACCCCAAGACCGGCGTGACCACAAAGACGTTTTACGGCTCCTCCATCTCGTCCACCATCCAGATCTATGACCGGGTATCGGACAAGACCTATTGGGAGGGGACGAGCTTTAACCTCATCGAGCAGTAAGGAGGGCGCATGCAAAGCACAAGCACACTGTATAAGACCATGCTTGCAGGGTCCGCCGCCCGGGAGGTCAAGGTAAAGGTCTATGACAAAAACGGCACGGAATCCAGCAAAAAGACCTATACCCAGGACGAGATCACATCTTGCCGCCGCACGGCCAGCGCGTATTCCGACAGCGCCCCTGTGCCCGGCGGGTGCGTCTCTGCCACGCTGGATCTGGAGCTGTACACCACCGACACCATCCCGGAGATGGCTATGATCAAGTTGTTTTGCCGCCTGAATGACGGCATCACCACCTCCGAGTGGATCCCGCAGGGCGTGTTTTATGTGGACACCCGGGAGGTGGACACGGAGGCCGGGCTCATCACCCTGGAGGCCGTGGACGGTCTGCGCAAGGCGGACCAGGTCTATCAGCTGGAGGGCGACACGGGGACATGGCCCCGGCTCATGAGCACCGTTGTCTCGGAGATCTGTTCCCGGTGCGGCTATACCCTGGACACGCGGACGAGCCTGTCCAGCACATACAAGATGGAGTACCCCAATGATTACACCATGCGCGAGATATTGGGGTACATCGCCGCAGCGCATGGCGGCTTTTGGACCATGACCGGGGATGGGAAGCTCCGGTTGGCGCAGCTCTGGTAAGGGGGGCGGGATATAATCTATGGCAGATATTGATCTGGGGCGAAACGTACAGTCCTTTTCCAAAACGGATGCATACGCCGCGATCTCCCGGGTAACGCTCACCGACGATGCTGGAAATGACTTTACCGCGGGCAACGACACCGGGCGTGCTCTGGAGATGGGCTGTCCCTGGGCCACACAGCAGATGGCAAACGACCTCCTGACCAAGTTTCAGGGCAAGGTGTACCGCCCGTTTACGGCTTCCGGGGCCCTGCTGGACCCAGCGGCAGAGCTGGGGGACACCGTGTCTTGCAACGGCGTGGAGAGCATCCTCGGGGAGATAGATACCACCTATGACGCGCTGTGTGCCAGCGACATCTCGGCCCCCGGGGACCAGGATGTTAATCACGAGTACGAGTACAGCGACGCCACGACCCGGGAGCTCAAGCGCAAGCTGACCCTGGGGGCCAACTACTACGGCACGACCATCACCCGGCAAAACGGCCTAGAAATCGTCAAGACCAACGGCGAGACCACAAAGAGCCGGGTCAAGCTCAACTCTGATGTGCTGGCCTTTTACGACGATGACGGCAACGAGGCCCTTTATTTTGACACCGCAGAGGGGACCTATAAGTTTGCCGGGGTGCTCAATGTCAGCGACCTGTTCCAGGTGGACAAAGACGGCACGGTGAGCATCAAGCAAGGATCCATCCAAATCGGCGGGACGGCTGCCGCGCCGGTGTTCAAGGTAGACGAAAACGGAAACTTGACGGCCACCAGCGTAGACCTGAAAGGCATCCTCCGGAGTGCTCAGTTGTTTTTCGGGCCGAATGCCGTAGAGGGGGCCATCAGATACACTGAGGGCAACGACGGCAAGGAGGATACAGACTGCCTGGAGATGTCCAGCAACTACGGGCTGATCCTCAGCGCGGCCAAAGGGATGCGCATTGCCCCAGCGGCTGGATTGTGGATCCAGCTTCCCCCGGAAAGCGTCTATTTTGGCAGTCCCGAGGCGTGGACAGCCTTGTCCGTTATCGCCTCCGGTTCCGGGGCCATGAAAACGGCGGACTACGATTCCGACGGCACGGTCAAATCCGCAGGCGGGATCAAAGCGTATGTCGCGGCCCAGATCACCGGGGCCATGGAAGCGAGCTATTAAGGAGGGCGGCTATGGCAAAACACACGACCCTTGCGTCTCTGTTTACAGACATCGCCGCCGCGATCCGGGCCAAGACCGGCAAGACGGACAAGCTGGTGGCGGATGACTTCCCAACGGCGATTGCAGGCATCACCACCGGGGTCAACACCTCGGACGCGACGGTGACAGCGGCAGACGTTGCAAGCGGTGTTATCGCATACGGCAAAGACGGAAAGGTGACCGGTACGGTCACAGAAAAGAAATCCGGGAATCAAACATACTCTGCGGACGCTCTTGGCGCCAGCGCAGGAAGGCTCATAATGCGGAGACAAGCGGGGACGGACGTGCTCATCCGTGCCGCCGCCTATGTGCAGATGAGAGCGCCGTTGTCCGATCTCGGGAACGCCGTCGCGTCTGATGTCCGCGCCGGAAAAACTTTTACTTCGGCGGCAGGACTCAAGGTAACTGGGACCAACAATAGCCTCGGAAGCGCGAATGCGGTGCAGTATGACTGGGGTGCCGCAACGCGAATAAACGCAACGCAGGTGAAAATCACGATCACCCGAGATACAAAGCCGCAAGTGCTTGCCTGGGAAATCCAGACGGCTTCCGGGAGTACGGGGGCAGACGGCGTTGTGCTTGCCGGAATGGGAATGCGAAGTGCAAGTACTGGGAGCGTAAGGTACAACGCCATAAGCAAAGTTGCAAACGCGGCCGCAAGCACGGGGTATGTTGTGACTACACTGACGTTTACCACTGGCGTTGTTGTATCTGCAGGGAGCCGTTCTGGCACCTGGGATATTACAATTTATTGCGGCGGCGGAACAGTGAGCTCGGATCTGTCTTACATCGTGAATTTGCTTACCGGAGAAGCGTAACCAATTTTGGAGGTGATCTTTTGCGTAGAAACATTGAAAACAACCTGATTATCGAGGTGGAGGGCGCGGCTCTCACCGGGTGGAGTGACCCGGAGCTGTATATCCGCCAGGGCTGCCGGTTTTTGCAATATACCCCGTCTCTGGTGGATGACAGCCACATCTCTGTAACCGTCCCTTGGGAGGACGCGCGGCAGCTCAACCCGGGGCCGGGGCAGATCCAGCTTGCGTACACGGATGCAAACGGTGAGCCCCAGGCGTCCGAGGTCGAGGATATCAGCGTTGGCGATTTTTTGAAGGAGGCTGGATATGGGCATCAAGCTCAGCCTTGACACGGCAAAAATCCACCTCAAGGTTTCCGGCGGCAGCATCCAGTATCAGGGCGAGACCTACGCCGGGCCATACGAGGTCACGCCGCTGGTGGCAAGCGAGGTGGTTTTGGAAACGCGCAAAAAACTTATGCGGGACGATGTTACCGTCCGAAAAGTCCCGCAGTATGAGGTAAGCAACGATGCGGGCGGGTACACACTTACGATCGGGGAGGTCATCTGACATGGCAGAAAACAAGTACATCAACAAAGTCGTTATCGGCGGCGAGGCAAAGCTGGACCTGACGGGCGACACCGTCACCCCCGCTGCTCTCGCCAAGGGCATCACCGCCCACGACAAGAGCGGCGCACCCATCACCGGTACATCCACCAAGGACGTGGATTCCAGCGGCGTCACCGCTGGCCCCGCGGAAGTCCTGTCCGGCAAGACCTACGCCGCACAGGGCGAGGTCAAGACCGGTACCATGCCCAACCAGGGCGGCAAGACTCTCAACATCACCAGCAAGGCGACCCCGGTGACCATCCCGCAGGGCTGTCACGACGGCTCCGGCAAGGCCCAGATCGACGCCACCGAGGCCGCAAAGATCATCGCCAACAACATCCGCCAGGGCATCACCATCCTCGGCGTGGCGGGCTCTATGAGCGGCACGGAGGGCGCAAAGGCCCAGGCCAAGACCGCAACTCCCAGCTTCTCGGAGCAGGTCATCTCGCCTGACACCACCGGAGGGTATAACTACCTGTCCCAGGTGACGGTCAAGCCCATTCCGGTGACCTATGTGGACAACGAACAGGGCGGGCAGACTGTTACGGTCGGCTAAGAGGGGTACAAGCCCCTCTCATGAGGAAGGAGGGATCACATGGCGGCAAATAAAGTCGCGATCAACGGCAAAACCATTTTAGACCTCACCGGCGACACCGTCACCACGGATAAAATGGTTTCTGGTGTTACTGCTCACGATAAGAGCGGGAAGCAGATCACCGGCACAAAGAAATACGGAAGCGGCTTCCGGGTGACCGGGGCATACGCCAGCGCCCGCACGACAGTTGACGGCACGACATACAACGGCGAGCAGACTGCCGACATGGGCGATTTTTACATTGACAGCGCCAGTAAGTTTACACCGCAGGTGTACATCCCGAAAAGCAAGTTCTCCACAGTTTTTGGAGATGCGACAATCGCCGATGTGCTTGCAGGGGCGTCGTTTACTGGGACTGATGGGACGAAAAAAACCGGCGCCATGCCCAACAACGGCGCCGCTGCTATCCAGCTCTCTAACCTTACCGCAAAGTCCGTCACTGCGGGTTACTACTCCGGCGGTACTGCCAAAATCGCAGACGCCGAAGCTGCGAAGATCATCCCCGAGAACATCAAGAAGGGTGTTACCATCCTCGGTGTTGAAGGGACGATGGAGGCAAGTGCTGGCGGGGATTACAACATTGCAGCCACCACGAATGCCGATGGAACCCAGAACCTGGCGATTACGGATGCGGCTGGTGGAGGGAGCAGCGGTGGTTCGGGTGTTCAGTGGGTTCCCCCCACTGAGAGTAATTAAGGAGGTGTGAAGAATGGCTGCAATCATGAGAGTTCCAGAACTGGTTTCCGTATCCTTCTCTGTTTCGTATTCTGGAACACCAGCTATCGGTGATAGCATTATCACAACTGTGAAGACTAACGGCATCACGTCTGTAGCTATGTATTACAATGGGTCTTGGGTTGTGTCAAATGGGATTATCTTGAAGTCAAGTGAAAATAATACCATATCTTTTCTCGCGCAAGGATTTGCTGGTGCTTATGCTGCTTATATTCCCGGCCCCAACCACTAAGGAGGTGAAACACAATGTCTATTGATACAACCAAGAAAATCAAGCAAGTTACCTATAACGGCACCGAAATCCCGCTGAGAGGGTATGACACCTCCGACGCGACGGTGACGGCGGGAGATATGGCGTCTGGGGTCGTGGCGTATGGGAAGGATGGGAAGGTGACAGGGAGTACCGCAGTAATAAGGAGTGGGGCTAATTTTGATCCTGGAAATTTTTCTGCTACAGTTAGCAAATTGAGCGGTACTTATTTGAGAATGTCCGACACAAATAAAATGGGCAAACGGATCATAGACAATGGCGCTGTAGTCAGGTTGATGACATCATTTTCCAAGTTTGGCAACGCCACCGCTGCCGACGTGGCAAAAGGGAAGACGTTTACTTCTGCTGCTGGGTTAAAGGTTGTGGGAACGGCGGAAGGAAGCTCGGCGGCAGATGTTACTTTTGAGCTGTACAACAACGGTTTTGCACATCTTGTTGCTGTGTATATGTCTAAAACAGATGGCGTCATGAACACAACAATCCCGAACTCAGACCACGGGTCCATTACCACTAGCGAGGGGAGTATGGTTGTCTTGATCAACCAAGATTTTAATGGTAATACCATTAATTTGATTCCCGATAATGGAGTATCCATTGCCCAGGGGTGGCGCACGGGAAATGTTACGATGTTTGTTGCAGGGGCGGAAACAAATGGCATGAACATTGATGTAGAAATTGTGTAACAAACGCCCGGGAAAGGCGCAGGAATAAAAAAACCGCCCGGTTGGGCGGAAATTGACAAAGGGCGCGCCGGTGTGATATGATGGGCGCGTCGGTAAGAACGGCAAGGTTGTCCACTTCCCTGCAAGGGGGGTGCGCGATGTGGTGACGTATGGCGATATGTTTACATATACGCTGGTGCTCATCGGTCTTGCGTCTCTGGTCGTAGCGGCCTTCAGACATAAGAAATAACCGCCCACCAAAGCGGTAAGCGGCGTTTCCTTCAAGCTCTAAACTTGTAACAGGGACGACCGCCACTGCAATGGCAAGCCGTTCTTACTGACATCAATATATCACCCAGAAGCCGCTTTGTCAAGGAAGACAAGGCGGCTTTTTTCGTGCCGCCGGAGAGAATGAAAGGAGAAGAAACATGACCAAGGCAGAGATTTTCAGCGCGTATGTGCTCCCGGCCATCGTGGCGGTTTTGACCGCCCTGGCGGGGTATATCGGGACGCAGATCAAGCGTCTCTATGAAAAATACGTCAACGACAAGGTGAAACAGGACGTAGTGCGCACCTGCGTCAAGGCGGCGGAGCAGCTGTACCGGGACCTCTCGGGCCCGGAAAAGCTGGAAAAGGCCAAGGAGGGCATCGTGGAGATGCTCAACGAAAAGGGCATCCCCATCTCCGAGATGGAGATGGACCTCCTCATCGAGAGCGTGGTGCAGGAGTTCAACCAGGGGGTCAAGGGGGAACACAAGACTGAAGAATCCCCCGAGGCCCAGGCAGAGAGCGAGGACGTCCATGAAAGCGCTGGCCTTTGACCGGATCGCCGTTCTCACGGCAAAGGGACTGCCCGACAGGGCCAGCTATATCGCCGCCGGGGACCTGTGCCAGATCGGCGAAAAGACGGCGGCGGGGCTCTGGCCGGTGACCTATCCCACGAAAAAGGGTCAGAAGACCCGGTGGGTGCGCTCCCTCAAGGGCTTCCTCGTGAACCAGAACAACTTTGCCCGGATCTCCTACCCCGCCAAGGGGTATGAAAAAGCCACCATCAAGAGCTCCGGCTGCGGGGTGTGCTCGGCCATCATCGCTCTGGGCGCCGTCACGGGGAGCCAGATCTCGGTGCAGACCATGCGGGACTGGGCGGTCAACTGGGGCGCGAGAGTGCCCGGGGGGACCGACATGAACAAGCTCCTTCGGCTGCTGTCGGGGCGCTTCCCCTTCCGGGTCAGCCAGACCAACGACCGGAACGTTTTGCTGGGGCATCTCCGGGCGGGGGGCGCGGCCATCTGCAACGTCTCCGGCAAGGGGATGTTCTCCACCGGCGGGCATTTTATGGCCGTCCTCGGCGAGCTGGGCGGGAAGCTCTGCATCGCCGACCCGGGGCTGTATTCCGGGAAATATTCCGTCAACGCCAGGCGGCGGGCCAATGTCACCGTGAGCGGGGAGCTCATCTTCGCGCCCCCCGCCGTGCTGGACGCGGACTGCGTGGGGCGGTGGCCGAGATACTATCTCCTGGAAAGGGAGGGCTGAACCATGATGGTGACGGTGGACGGGATCATCAAAGCCGCGGCGCTGGTGGGCGCACTGGGGGTGTTGTACAAGATGTGGACCAAGATCGCCGCCTTTGTGGAACGGCAGAACGCGCAGGACGTGGACCTCAAGGCCATCCAGGCGGAGCTGGCGCTCATCACCTATGCCCAGCTGGCCTGTCTCAAGGGGCTGAAAGAGCAGGGGTGCAACGGCCCGGTGAGCGAGGCCCTGGACAAGCTGGAAAAGCACCTCAACAAGGCGGCGCACCACCAGGAAGAGCAGAAGAAGGGGGCGTGACCCATGAGCCGGTATGATGCGATCATCGACGGCGCTGTCATCGGCTATACCCACTGTGCCAGGGACCGGGCCATCCTCAAGCGCCGCCTGAACGACGGCGTGACCATCGAGGGCCTGGCGGAAGAGTTTGACATGAGCCCCCAGAACGTCAAGCGGATCATCCGCCGGGGACGGGATCTGACTGGTATCTAAGTGATAACACGTTGAGAGCATCCGAGGGAACTCGGGTGCTCTTTTTTTGTACCCAAAATGGCCGTTTGCTTGCTCGTCGGGGCGGCCCGGATGTGGGACAATAGAGCCAGAAAAGCAAAGGAGGACGCGGCAGATGTTTGATCCCTATGGTATGTACGGCTATGACCCCAGATTCGCCCCGAATCCCGGCCCACAGCGGCCAATCCCCCGTCCGGGGTATACGGACCAGCCCCAGGGACAGAACGGCCAGCAGGCGGGCCCTGGGTGGGTGTTTGTGCCCCGGGTGGACGATATCGTCAATGTGACGGTGCAGCCGGGGGGCAAAGCGTGGATCATGGCCCAGGACCAGCCGGTGTTTGCCGTCCGTTCGGCGGACCAGCTGGGCGTGACGCAAACGGACTACTACAGATTCGAAAAATACAGCCCCACAGCGGCAAAAGCGGCCCAGGGCGAATATGTCACCCGGGAGGAGTTTGCCCGTCTGGCGGCGGCTGTGGCAGAAATGAGCAAGTCTGAACCGAAGAAGGAGGCCAAGAAGAATGAACCCTCTGTTTAACGGAAACCTCCGGGGCATCGCGGACATGGCAAAGGCGATCTCCACAGTGGGGAGAATCAAACAGCTTTTATCGGGGAAAAACCCGGAACAGGCGATTGAATACCTCAGCAAAACGAACCCTCAATTTGCAGAGCTTTATGCGAAATGCAAAGACCGCTCCGTAAACGACATCCTGGCGGAGTACGGCATCGACCCGGATGGGTTCAAGAGTTTCTTGTCTATGTTTTGATCCACGGCGCGGGTGGCCAACGCGCATGGAAATAAATGACGGAAGGAATCACCAGTATGGAAAACTATTCTCTGGCCGACATCGGGGCGCTCATGGGCTCCCGTGACGGCGGCTTTGGCGGCATGGGCGCCTGGGGGCTGATTATCCTGGTCGTGCTCATCCTTTTTGGGGGCGGCGGCCTCTTCGGCCGCAGCGGCGAACGAAATGCCACCGTCGGCGACATCCAGCGCAGCCAGGACTTTGCCGCTCTGGAGCGGCAGAACAACGAGACCGTTGCCGCCGTGCGTCAGTCCGCTTACGACGTGACCGGCGCGCTCAAGGACAACGCCTACAACATTCTGGGCGAGCTCCGGGATGTGCAGGCTGCGACCGCGAGTGGCTTTGCACGGCAGCAGGAGTGCTGCTGCGAAACTCTCAGGGCGATCGATGGCGTGAATTATAACGGTGCGCTCAACACCGCCAGCATCAACGCCAACACCACGGCCCAGGTCCAGCGCATCCTGGACAAGATGTGCGCTGACCGCGAGGCGGCCCAGGCCCAGCGGATCAGTCAGCTGGAGATGCAGCAGATGTTCTGCGGCATCCCCCGCATCAGCCCCTATGGCTACGGCATCGTCCCGCAGTTCGCGCCCTTTGGCTGCGGCTGCAACAACAACATCTGAGCCGTTCGGGAATCCCGAACAGCTGGCCCTTTTGGCCGGGTGCGGCGGGGCAATCGCCCCGCCTTTTTTGTAAGAAAGGAGCTATATCATGGCAAGAAGTCTGATCTATACCTATAACCCCACCGCCGGGGCCGTCGCGGCTGGCGGCGTGGTCCCCATGGGCGGGACCGGGGCCATCGTGCGCCGGTATGGCAGCTGTGTCAATGCAGGGCAGAACGGGATCACCCTCAGCGGGGAGGGGTATTATACCGTTGCCCCCGTGGTGACGGCTGTCGCGGCGGCTGCCGGGCCCATCACCGCGACGCTGTATCAGGACGGAACCCCCATCCCCGGGGCTGTGGCGTCGGCTACCGCCACGGCGGGCGGGACCGTGACGCTGGCTGTGCCGCCCTCTGCTGTGCGCGTCCGGTGCAGCTGCGCCCAGAGCGTGCTCACCGTCGTGCTGTCTGCGGCGGCAACTGCCTCCACCATCTCCGCCCTTGTGACCAAGGAGTGAGCCTATGACCATCATCCGGGAGTATGTGGACCGCATCGCGGAGGAGATCCAGGATGCCAAGCACTACGCGGAGAAGTATGTAGAGTACAAGGCCCGGGGGAACATCAACTGGGCCAACCGCTACAAGGAGATGGCCGGGGACGAGCTCAAGCACGCAACGTACCTCCACGACATGGCGAGCCAGCAGATCGAGGAGCTGGGCAAGGTGTTCCAGCCCACCGAAGAGATGCGGGAAAAGTGGGAGAGATCTCACAAGGAGTATGTGGAGAAGGCCGCGTGGGTGCGGGTCATGATGGGGATGTAAAATGCATACGAAAATGCATACAAAACGTCAAGCATCACGGTATATAACGGATTGAAACTATATATCGGCGGGTTCGACTCCCGCCACCGGCACCATTACACGAAAGCCCCGAAACGTAAGCGTTTCGGGGCTTTTCCTTGTTTCATGCGGGCTCGCGAGGCGTTTTGATGTTAAAAATATCTAGCACTCTGCTCGGTATTTTTTGCTTTTGTCGCTTTTTTCGGACGGGAAATACATACAAAAATGCATACACGCAAGGTCATTTGAAGAAATCTGCCATCATGGCGTTGATGTCATCCTGCTTTTGATCCATGATGTGCCCATATACGCGCTTGACCATCTTGTCATCTTCGTGCCCCAAGCGGCGGACGATGTAGAAAATCGGAACGCCAAGGGAGATCATAACCGAAGCATTATAGTGGCGCAAATCATGGAAACGGAATGTATACCCAAACTTGCTGCGGATGCGCTGAAATCTGTCGTAAATGGCGGCGGGGGTGGATTGGATCACAAAATCTTCTTGCGCTCCGGAAAAGCTGTGCAACGCTTCGGCAATCTGTGGTGTCTGGGGGAGCGTCCTGGTCCCGGCTTTGGATTTTGGCGGCTTGATCGTCCACTCGCGCTCCGGCGTGAGGACGCGGCTCTTATTGATTCGGACGCTGCCGCCGCGCACATCGGCAAAAGTGAGAGCGCAGACCTCCCCAAGGCGTAGCCCAAGTTGAGAGGCCAGCATGATGGCAAGAACCAAGTCCGTGTCCCCCCGGGTTTCCGCGACGCGCTGGATATCTTTGATCTGTTCCAGCGTCGGGATCTGGATTTCCTCTGCCTGTTTCGGCGGCAGTTTGACCGATAGGCGCTTTTCCGTGGCGGAAAAGCGGATGGATGAAGCCAGCAGGCCATAGATGTTGCGAACGGTCTTTGGCGTCAGCTCTCTGGACAAGTCGTTGACGTATGACTGCATCATCTGTGATGTTATCCGGGAAACCGGAACATCAGCGAGAATCCCGAGATGGTTTTTGAAAATCGCCTCGTTGCTCCTGCGGGTGGAGGGGCTGTGGAGATTGGCGCGGCTGTCCAGGTACTTGCGGACGGCCTCCGACAAGGTGAGATCATCGGAGATGGCGGCGGTACGCTCTGCGTCGGCCTCCAGCTCCACGGCGGCGGCGCGGGCCTCTGCTTTTGTGGCGCGGGTGACGGATTTGCGGATGAGCTTGCCCTCTGCGTCCTTGCCAAGATAGGCGTAGCAATTCCAGGAGCCGGAGGGGAGGCGGCGGGGTGTGGATGGCATGGGGAGACCTCCTTATGTGGACGCAAAATGACGCGAGGAGAACGCGGACCGGAACCAGCCCCAATCCCGATTGGCAACGTCGATGAAGAGCGCGACGATCACCACCAGGAGCACCGCACCCAGGGCGATGGCAAGGCCGAGGATCCATTTGTCCTTGTGCTTCAGCGCCCGCTGGTACATGATGATCTGTGCGCGAAGCCGGTGGACCTCTGGGCCAACGAGGTCAGAATCCCGGGGAAGGATCCCGAAATAGTCATCCAGGGACACGTCCAGCACCTTGCACACGGCCCCGGCGAGATCGACGGAGGTGGAATGGGTCTCGCCGGAAAAGAACTTGGACAGCGTGGAGGTGGGGATCCCGGTCTCGTCGGAGATCGTTTGGATCGCGATTCGACGCTCATCGCGCCGGTCGCGGCAGACATTGTTGAGTGTTGGTTTGTACGGCAATTTGTATACCCTCCTTTGACAATTTGCAAAAACGGTTGGGCGCATCCCCGAAAATCCCGAAAACGGGGCCGGGAAATATTTTTGGAAATCAATTACCCCCGGAAACGGGCTGGCAAAACCGGGGCGGCGGGTGTAAAAAGGGTGTAAGAAACCCGCCAGGCCATGGCAGCCCGGCGGGCGGAAATGAAAGGATGTGCGCCCGATGAGGAAGCCACCGGCGGATCGCAGGAGAATACGGAATCCCAGGATTCCGGAGAGGGGGAAGCGGTATCATGCCGAATAAAGAAGAATACATTGCGGCTATCGAAAAGCGGCTCGCCCAGGCCAGCCGGGACCAGCTGCGGCTTGTGCTTTTGTTCGTCGCGCGGCTCATCGACGCAAAAGAGCCCTCCTGATTTACATCAAATATACCGCGACAATCGACAAAAGTCAACAGAAAGAGAAAAAATAAGGCCCTCCGGGGCCTTATTTTTTATACCCGGAGAGCGTTTTAATCAGGGCATACATGAATTTCCACTGGTCCGGCGTGAGCTTTGCAAGCCCGATAGCCAGGGCTTTCTGCTCATCTATTGTGCCCGGGCCAAGCAGCTCGGAACAAAATACAGTGATCTCGTCCTCAACACTCCCGTTGGAATGCTTTTTCTTCATCGTTGTGTCCTCCTTGTTTTTCTTTTCGCCTCCGGCTCAGCTCGGCAAGCTCGTTGATCTTTTTCTCCAGGAGATCCCAGCCCTCCGGGGAGAGCGTCGCCAGGATGGCCACGAAATCCCGCTGGAAGTCCGTGGCATCGGGGCCCAGGAGGTCGGCGCAGAAGGCCGTGATCTCGTCCTCCCGGGTGCGGGGGCGGAACATCTCGCCGATGCCGTCTCGGAGCCAGAGCTCGTCTACCTTGAAAACACGGCAGATGTCACGGATGGCACGGTCGCTGGGGACCCGCTCCCCTTTTTCAATCATCCATATATAGTTTTGGGATAACCCGATTTTCTCGCCGAACTCAGCCTGGGATAATTTCAGTGTAGTGCGGACGGCTTTGATTCGCGTGTTCGTTGTAATCACCTCCATGGATGTATGATACCGCGCAAATCTCACTTTGTCAACATAAAATGCGAAAAAGTTAGTGAAACCCCATTGACAAAGCCTCACTTTGGTGTTATCATGTACTCACAAAGTTAGTTATCGTTCGAAAACCGAAAGGAGGAGAGGATGATGATAACTAGATATGTCCGCTGCAAAAAGTGTGGACAACTTTTTCCACTGACCTATCCCGAAAAGCTGTCTGACATTGGCCTCAGCGTCATCTCCATCTGCAAGATGTGCCGCACCACGCAAACGAATATCAAGGATGGGTTGACTCTCGAAATGTCGAATCAACCTTTCAAATGGTGAGATCGAAGTGCTCGCGGGAAGGAGCCAGCCCCTGCCGTGATGCCGCACGACAGAGGCTGGTGCGCACTTGAACCCTTCGCGCAGGAAACGCCGGGCAGCACCATTGCTGTGTCTGATTTTGGGCGCTGAGGCCCCCGGCTCGAACGGTCCGGTCCACTGCCGGGCATCGGCAGCGTTCACCGGCGCGATCCCGTCACTACGGACGCGACCCGATATCCCCGCCATCTGCGCGGGGATCAACCGTGACGGGAACTGAGATGGTTCTCAGCGGGCTCCGGTTAGGGGCATCCCCTTGAGGAAGAAAGCAACCATGGCAAGGACAACGTCGATGACATTGCTGGATTCTGTGGTCAAGGTACGCACCCCCTTTCTGTAGTCCCGGGAAAGTCCCGCGGGCACTTCGATCTTACCATAAAGAAAATGTCGAATCAACAGAAATCGAACCAAGGAGGTATATATGGCAGACAAACGCAAAGCAACGGCCCGGGCCTTTTTGAAGGTTCTGGGCGAGATGTCGCCGGAGACGGCGAATATGGCCAAATCGTATGCGGAGGGGCTGGCGGCAGCGGAGGCCCTGCGCCGCTGCCAGGAGGCCAAGGCAAAGGAGGCGGACCCCAGATGATCGTGGAGAACATCCGGACGATGTGCCAGGAACGGGGAATCACCGTCTCCGAGCTGGAGCTGGAATGTGACCTGAGCCGGGGGACGATCCTCAACTGGTCCAAGCGCGGCGGGCCGGGGTCCTTCCGGTCTGTGTGCCGCATCGCGGACTATTTCGGGGTGTCGCTGGACGCGCTGGCCGGGCGGGAGCCGGGAGGCAACCATGGGGCTGCGTGAGTGCCCGTTATCCGAGGAGTGAGAGGACGGGAGGCGCCATGCTGGGATATTGGTTCGTGTGCGGATGCATCATGGTCTCCCTGCTGGTCAAGGCCCTGTTTGAGTGTCTTTATTTCCAGGACCAGGAAGCGGCACGGCGGACGGTCCGGGACTGCATTGTCGGGTGCGTCAGCATCCTACTTGCGGCGGCGTTCGCGACGCTCCTGAATCACCTGGGATAGAGCATCATTGATCGCACGCGAGTTGTCCCCTTGGAGGGCGGCGTACAGTGCATCGAGCTTTTCGGCCATTTGGCCGGATGCTTTTGCCCGCAGGGACGCGACGGCGGCAACGGCTTTATACCGGTCACGCAGTTTCCGGGATTCGGAAAACACAGCGACCGCAGATGCCATGGCGGAAAACTCATCGACGGCGGTCAATGTATCTTCCCGCTCCCATTGGAGCCGGAGCCGCTTGACTTCCTTGGATGCGGACATCCTGGCAATCACCCAGGACGAAGCCACAGACACGCACACGCCGGCAAAGCTGATGAGTGCAGTAATGACCGGGGTCGTCATGGTGCTCACCTCCTCCTCGCCTCCTCCGACCGCCCCACCAGATAATCCAGGGAGACGTCGAAATAATCGGCCAGGGCGGTAAGAACCTCGAAACTCGGGGAACGCTTCCCTTTCTCGAGAAGGCGGACGGCCTCGTCGGTGATACCCAGGTGAGAACCGAGAGCGGCCAGAGAAACCCCGGCCTGTTTGCGCAGCTGGGCCACGCGCTCAGAAAATACTTTGCGATAATCCATACGATACCTCTTGACAAACCAACTCTAAGTTGGTATGATACAGATACCAACTCAAAGTTGGAATCTGGGAAAGGAGAAAAGATGCTTCGAATGATGCGGCAAGAACGGGTTTCCCGTGGATGGTCCCGCGAGTATGTAGCGGAACAGACCGGAGTGACCGCAGAGGCGATTCGCCTCATCGAAAACGGCGAAAGGAATCCTTCCTACCCCGTTCTCGTCAAGCTGGAAGATCTTTTCCAGATGAGCCACAGGGAGCTGCTTTGCGAGGCCCCCGAAAAATAACTCCCGGTTTGCGCGGAATACCCGGAGGAGGTAATTCATCGTTCGTTTCTCAATCGGGTACATCAGCTCACCTCCTCCCCGCCTCCTCCGACCGGCCGACAAGGTAATCCAGGGAGACGTCGAAGAAGTCCGCCAGGGCGATAAGGACATCAAACGCGGGCTTACGCCGCCCGCCCTCGTAGTTTTGGACGGCGATGGTGCTTAAGCCGGTTGCATCGGCAAGTTGCTTTTGCGTTAGATTGTGCGCCCGTCTGATCTCAACGAGCCGTTCGGGGAAATCCATAACTTACCTCCAAAAAATCTATTGACACTAACAAATGTATGTGCTATGATAATGGCACAGCACATACAAATGAATGTGCTGAAAGGGCATGGGAGTGATGAAAAACATCAGACTGAAAGAAGCGCGAGAGAAAAAGGCCCTTACGCAAGTGGAAGTTGCGCAGCGGGCCGGTATCACCGAAGTGTGTTACCAGAGATATGAATCCGGGGACAGGATCCCCCGGGCGGATGTGGCCATCCGGATCGCGAGAACGGTTGGCCGGTCCGTGGAGTGGCTTTTCGGAGCCGATCAGCGTCGCTGAGGATCCTCCGACCGGCCCACCAGGTAGTCCAGGGAAACGTCGTAGAAGTCGGCAAGGCGGATGAGGACGGAAAGCGTCGGTTCCTTTTGACCCTTTTCGTAGTACTGATAGCCGCGAAGGGACAAGCCAATCCCAGCGGCGACATCTTTTTGCAACACTTTGCGCTCTTGCTTCAGCTGCAAGAGACGTTCTGGAAAAGTCATGAGAACACCCCCTAGAAAATGAAAAAAGGCCTTGACATGAACTAAAGTGCATGATAATATACAGTTACGGCATGAACGAAAGTGCATGTCAGGCCGGAAAGAGAGGAAGCCGTGAACATGGTATTAAAGGCGGCGCGTGAAAAGGCTGGGAAGACCCAGGCACAGGTCGCCAAGGAAGCCAACATCTCGGAGCGGAGCTACATCTACTACGAGGACGGGGCCAGAGAGCCACGGGCCAGCACAGCGGTTTTGATCGCTGATGCGGTCGGCAGCACGGTGGAAAAACTGTTCCGCAAAACCCCAAATTAAGAGTACCACGGTCAGCTGGAAACCGCAACAAAAATCGACAGGAGGGCGGCCATGAATCGACGGCTCACCCCGGCAGAGGTGGAAATGGAGATCGCCCGGCTGGAACGGGCAAACATCATCCGGGCGGCGGAACAGTACGAGAGCATCCGGGCCGCCCGGGAACACAAGCTGGCCTGGCTGAGACAGCAGGCGGAAAAGGAGGAAACGCATGGGACCTGATATGACGATCCTGGAGTGCATTTGCCAGGTGGCGGTCTTCTGGGCGGTGTGCCTGGGGGGCTGGGTGACGGTGAAGGTTATCGAGCGTCGCAATCGTGCAGCAAAGTTGTCGCACAAATGCCGCAAAGATGCCGCAGAAGTGTCGCACAAATGCCGCAAAGAAACCGGGAGGAGGGCAGCGTGAGAAGCAGAACAGCGTTCGCAGAACGGGTCGTTTGCTCTACTGAGTTTTTGGGAATGTCTGTAAGAGCTCAATGCCTCTATTTCGCCCTCTGCATGAGGGCGGACGATGACGGCTTTGTGGGGAGCCCGAAGCCCGTTATGCAAATTATTTCCGCCACAGAGACGGAATTATCCGAGCTTGTGTTGAAAAAATACATCATTTCGTTCGATGACGGGGTGATCGCCATCCGACACTGGTTTGTCAATAACTGTATTCGCAAGGTTACATATACTCCCAGCGTTCACCAGGACAAAAAACGGGTGATTTTGGGAGCTGGAAGGCGCAAAGAGTACATGGATCCCCTGGACAACCTTCCCCCGGAAAACAGGGTGGATCAGGGCGGAAATGAAGTTTCTCAAGAGGTTCCCCCAAGAAAGAAGGTTTCGCCCCCCTTGATGGTCCCTTCCTCTTCTCCCCCTACAACCCCCGTATCTCTATCCCCCTATAATCCCCCTGCTTCCCAGAAAGATACCCCCTTCCAGAATGCACGCATTTCTTCCGGGGGAGAAGAAAGCTCTGGGAATAAGACGAAGAGTGTACACAGGAAGTCTTACGGAGAACATGGGAGGGTGAAGCTGAGCCAGGAAGAGCACGATCGGCTGGTCCGGGACTACGGCCAGGCGGAAGCGGAACGTTGCATCGCCTATGTGGACGAGATCGCCCAGAGCACCAACAACAAGCCTGGCTGGAAGGACTGGAACCTGGTGGTCCGCCGGTGCCACCGGGACGGCTGGGGGAGCAAGGGAGGAGGCCAGAAGCCGAAGTACGGCGGAAGCAGGCTGGACGTGCCGCCCCCGCCGAGCGCTGACTGGAGCCACCTCAAGGACATTCTGGCCCCGAAAAGGAGAGACTCATGAGCTGGACAAACGTACTGGACAACATGGCCGCAACTGCCGAGCGGGCTCTGGGTGGCCGGAACCCGGGAGATTGCGTCAAGGACGGGCTGCTCTACTGCGGCAAGTGCAAGACCAACAAGCAGACGCGGATCACCCTCTTCGGCAAAACACGCATCGTCCGCTGCACCTGCCGGTGTGAGCAGGAGCGGGCGGCGCTGGAGGAGGCGGCCCGGAAGGAGACCACCCGGCGGCTGGAGGCGGCCCGGAACCGACAGGCGGGGTTCCCACACAGCGACATGGGAGACTGGACTTTTGCCGCCGATGACGGCAAGGACGCGGCCACAACGCGGATCGCGAAAGCCTATGCGGCCCATTTCCCGGCCATGCGGGACAAGGGGCGGGGGCTGCTTCTGTACGGGCCCTGCGGCACAGGCAAGACCTACGCGGCGGCGTGTATCGCAAATGCCCTCATCGACCAAGGCTATCCGTGCCTGGTGACCAACTTTGCCCGGATCGGCAACACGATCTCCGGGAAGCGGGACGGCAGACAGCAGTACCTGGACAGCCTCAACCGGTATGATCTCCTGGTGCTGGATGACCTGGGCGCCGAGCGGGCCACGGAGTACATGACCGAGATGGTGTTTAACATCGTGGATGCGAGATACCGGGCGGGGCTCCCGATGATCGTCACCAGCAACCTGACCCTGGACGAGCTGCTGCACCCCGCGTCGGTCACGGAGCAACGGATCTACAGCCGGGTCCTGGAGCGGTGTCACCCAGTGGAGGTCATCGGCGCCGACCGGCGACAGCGGAAAATCATGGAAAGCCATGAGGAAATGCGGAAATTATTGGGATTGGAGGATGGAGCATGAGCTTTACGCCGGAAGAGCTGGCCGAGATGGCCAGAGCGGATGCGGAGATCGAGCGGGATTTTATCATGACCGACGAGGAGGCGGCGGAATCCCGGGAGCTGGACCGTGACGCGCTGATGGCGCGGAAAGACAAAAAAGCAAAGGCCGTGGCGGAGCGTAATCGCCGATACCGTGAGGCCAACAAGGAGGCCGTGGCGGAGTACCAGCGCCGATACT